TAGATTACCTAAAGGAAGTCAAAGAAATATTAGAACAAAAAGGTAAATATCCAGTTAAAGTTAGCTGGGGATTAAACTATCATGAAATGAAAGACATTACGGAGAAATTTGTATGATTCCAAATTGGAACAAAATATTAAAGGAATGGAGTTACAGAGTAGGTGTTATTAAACCAAACGATGATAAACACCTATATCACCTAAATAATATATTAGAAGAACGTGGATGGTCATTAGGAGCTATTAATGAGTTTATTAAAAATTTAACAAATGAAAAAGAAGTAAGTACTTTACCAAAAGTTGTATTAAATGAGGGTAAACGAGAAGAAGCTACAGATAATACAGACATGATGGAAACAGCCGCATTAGTAGGAACTACTGGTATAACAATTCAACCACTTATTGATTTATTAAATTCACCAAAAGTATTCAAGAAAATTAAAGTCACCAAAAAAGATGATATAGAAGATTTTAAAAAACAATGTAAAGAAATAGTAAAGTTGTGTAGTGATGCTAGAAAAGAATTGATAAAGGGGTTGGGTAAACCAGGAGATTGGAATAGTAATGGAGTTTCTATAATAAAAGGTACTGTTTTACCAGAGTTAAAGATGGAAGATGGTGTTCCAGTTTTTTATGAAAATGGTTTACAAACAATAGCAGTATGTGGTGGTTTAGCGTGGGGTATGTCAGAATTTGTATCAGCAAAAGTTGGTTTCAGTTCACCAAAATTTATTCATTCCAAAATTATGGATTTTTACAAAGTAGAAATTAGTAGGGGTATAACACGAAAAGGTTCTAAAGCGGCTACACCAGATGCCATATTATCAAATGTAGATTCTAGTACTTTATTAAACGCTTTAAAGGATGATACTAATGAAATTGTAGGAAACGAATCAGATGGAACTGTATCATTGGGAAAAAATATAACTTATATTCAAGTTTCTCTTAAAAAGGGTGTTGGTGCGTCACAAATGGGTAAGTTTACTAAATTGATAAGAGGTACTTACAACCTTGGTATGTCTAACAAAGAAGCATCTAATTTTTTACAAGAAGAACGTAATGAAATTGAAACTTTAATATATGAAGGTCTTTGGGATAAATTTAAAAATAGTGTATCATCTATTTTTAAGAAAGCTAAAAACATAGTCAATAAAGGATTGTCAAAATTAAAAGGATTCTTTTCTAAAAACTTTAAAGATGGTGCACCAATAAAATCAAAAACTATTAATAAGTTAATAAAGGGTTATACGATTAAAGAGTGGACAGAAGAAGATTGTGATTTATTGACAGAAGGTAAAATGACAGATAACACTAAAGCTACAATAAAAGCTATATTTGATAAACCAAGTAAAGCTTATTCTAACTTACAAAAAGAAGTTAATATTGTTGAGAGTAAAGTAAAAAGTCTTGGTGACTTGGGTTATGGTGATATAAAAAAGTTATCAGCTCCTAAAAAGATACCTATAACAAGTGGTGAAAAAGTTCCAGGCGCAAGTGTTGTTTTAACTCTAATATCTAATATAGCAACATTAGAAACATTAAATGATTTAGCAAGTAAGAGTGGACAATTAAAGAAAATAATATCAGATTTAGTTACTGAGATGTTATTTGGTGCTACAAATCAACCACTATTCAAAGTTTATGGTAAGATGTCATCTGGTGATAAAGCTTATTCTTACTTAGGTACTGCTAAAACAACAGAAAAAAAATTAGAATCAGACGATGTTAATATAGAATTATTGGGTAGTAAGATACACCCACATCCAAAAAATCCTTATTATGTAATAACTTGTTACTTACTACAAGAAATTGCAGAGACTGGAAAGTTCTATGTTAAGATTAGAACTGGTACTAATTCTTCAAGTAGAATAACGTTTGTTTTTGAAGGACAATCTGTGTTAGGGCCTTTTGATATCAATAAAAAATTAAAAGAGATTGTCTAATGAAAACTCAACTACTATGCACATTCGTAAAACGAAATAGATTCAAAGAAATCATAGGTTTCATTATAGCTTGTAATGATATTGTATTTGATAAGATTTATGTATTTCAAAATGAAAATGATTATGGTCAATTGATATGTACCTATAATGTAGAGTATGATGAAAATTTTGTACAAGGTATACCAGATACTATCTCATTACATAGAAAAAAACATACTAACACATTATACACAATTAATGCATTAAATGATTTAATTCGTGAGTTGAATGATGGTAAGTTAGATAAGAGATTTCCAATAGAATGGGAAAATTATAGAAACTCATTANTACTAACAGGTGACGAAGGACTGAATAAAATACCTACTAGAATTTATACAATCATAAATGTAAATACTTGGGAAGAAAACGAAAAATAAATTGTATTTTCAAAATATTGATTATACTTATATATAATGGTTACGAAAGTGACTAACAAATAAAAACTAACTAATTAAACAAATGGAGAATATAAAATGGATTTAAACGCAATCAAAAGTCGCCTTAATCAATTACAAACCACAAATAACAGAACATCAAATCTTTGGAAACCATCACCTGGTAATCAGGTTGTTCGTATTGTACCTTATAAGTTCAATAAAGACAATCCGTTTATCGAGTTGTATTTTCACTATGACTTGGGTGGAAAGAATTATCTTTCACCAACATCATTTGGTAGACCAGACCCGATTGAAGAGTTCGCTCAGAAATTAAAAGGAACTGGTTCAAAAGATGATTATCGTCTAGGTAGAAAAGTTGAAGCAAAGATGAGAACATATGCTCCTGTTGTTGTACGTGGTGAGGAATCACAAGGTGTTAAGTTTTGGGGATTTGGAAAAACAGTTTATCAAGAACTTCTTTCTATAATCGCAGATCCAGATTATGGTGATATCACAGACGCAGTAAGTGGTCGTGATGTTGCTGTAGAGTTCAAAACAGCCGAAGAAACTGGTGCCAGTTTTCCTTCGACTTCAATCAGAGTCAAACCTAATCAGACTCCTATCACAGAAGACGCATCTTTACTTGAGACGTTAACAGAGAATCAAAAGAATATTACTGATATATATCAAGAACAATCTTATGATGACCTAACTCAAGCGTTGAACGACTACCTTCAAGGTGGTTCTACAACTGAAGAAGAATCTAAAGAAGAGAAGAAAGTAGCTACTCCAAGTACTACTTATAGTTCTAAAGAAACTTCAGATGCATTTGACGACTTATTTAATAACTAAATAAAAACATAATAGTGGGTAGTTGTTCACAGAGATGAATGTAAGTGCAGTGACGCTAACTGCCCATCTATTTAACAATTAAATAAAAAACATAATAGTGGGTGTTGAAGCCAACACTAATAAAACCGAGTGTGTGTAAAAGCCGGACATACCCACTTTTATATAGGAGAACTATATGTCAACAAGAGATGACTTAGCTGGTGTCTTAGCCGACACCATTAACAAACAATTCAAGGATATGAAAGTAGCATATTTCCTTGATGGTTCAGACACAACACCTACTGATATCAAAGACTTTATTTCTACTGGTTCAACNATGTTGGACTTGGCAATATCAAANCGACCTGATGGTGGNATTGCTGTTGGTAGAATAACAGAATTGAATGGTTTAGAGAGTAGTGGTAAATCCTTAATNGGAGCTCACGTACTTGCTGAAACACAGAAAAANGGTGGTGTTGCTGTTTACATAGATACAGAAACTGCAGTTAGTACTGATTTCCTTGAGGCTATCGGAGTCGATGTTGAGAGTATGTTATATCTACACTTAGAAACAGTAGAAGATATATTTTCAGCTATCGAAGAGATAGTCGCTAAGGTTCGTGAATCAGACAAAAATAGATTAGTAACTATCTTAGTAGATTCATTAGCTGCCGCTACAACAAAAGTAGAATTAGAAGCAGAGTTCGACAAGGATGGTTGGGCTACTTCTAAGGCTATTATCCTTTCTAAAGCTATGAGGAAGATTACTCAGATGATTGGTAGACAGAGAGTAGCTTTGGTATTCACAAATCAGTTACGACAGAAACTTGGTGTAATGTTTGGAGATCCGTGGACTACAAGTGGTGGTAAAGCATTACCATTCCATGCTTCAACTCGTATCAGACTAAAGAATGTTGGTCAGATAAAAGATACTAAGAAAAACACTATCGGTATGAAGATGAGAGCACAGGTCATAAAGAATAGACTTGGGCCACCCATGAGACATGCTGACTTTGAACTTTACTTTGAGAGTGGTATTGATAACGAAGGTAGTTGGTTACACGTTATGAAAGAACACAAACTTGTAAAACAAGGTGGTGCTTGGTATACTATGGACGACCATAATGGTAAAGAGATTAAGTTTCAATCTAAGGATTGGGCTGAATATCTAGAGGATGACGAATTTAAATCATATTGTTATGAGATGATTTGTAGTAAAGTCGTTCTTAAATACGAAAAGAACTTTGGTATTGATGACGTTGTAGTTGAAGAGGAAGTTAGTGAGTAATAAAAAATACTTATCCATATTCGAAGAGATAAAGAAAAAGGGTGGTTCATTAGATGATGGAAACCCTAACGACAAAGTACTACTAATAGATGGTCTAAACACGTTTATCCGAGTGTTTAGTGTTATACCAACTACTAATGAGGATGGTATTCACATTGGTGGAATAGTTGGTTTTCTAAGAAGTATTGCTTATGTCGTGAACATGATTAGACCTACCCGTGTCATCATAGCATTTGATGGCAAGGGGGGTTCTAGTCGGCGTCGTAAGATATATCCTCAGTATAAACAAAACAGAAAAACAAAGTATCGTGTAAATCGTTCTAATAGTTTTGCATCACAAGACGATGAGAGAATGAATATGATTATGCAGATACAAAGAGTAGTTGAGTACTTAGAAGCTTTACCACTTACTGTTTTGTCTTATGATAACATTGAAGCAGATGATACCATAGGATATATCTGTAGACAAGTTCTTACTAAATCTCAAATTACAATCATGTCTACTGATAAAGACTTCTTACAGTTAGCTAATGGTAGGATAAAGATTTGGAGCCCAACCAAAAAGAAAATGTACGATGAGGATGCTGTGTTAGAAGAATATGGTATTTCATCTCACAATCTGATTTGGTACAGAGTATTGGATGGTGATAAGTCAGATAACATTAGTGGTGTTCGTGGTCTTGGACTAAAAACAATACAGAAGAAGTTACCATTCCTTAGTGAAAGTCGTATAGTGAAGATGGATGAAGTTGTAAATGAATTACCAGAACATAAAGATACTATAGATTTAAACTACAGATTAATGCAATTATCTGATGTTGACATCTCAGCTTCTACAAAAACAAAAATAATAGATAGAGTAAATGCACCAATAAATAGGTTGATAAAGTTTAAGTTTGAAAAGATGTTTTTAGAAGACAAATTGTATACAGCTTTACCTAATCTAACTAGTTGGTTATTGACTAACTTTAATCAACTTAATCGTTATGCAGAAAAATCACACAATCAATGAGTGTAAACTACGAAGTACTGAATAAGTTTTTGGATACAGATACTCTAGAATTAGAATATCACAGAGTTACTAACAATATTAAAAAACTTGATATTGAAGAGGGTATTGCAGTAATATTTAAGTATTACAGAGAACAAGGATTTCCACATTATACTATCAGAGATGATGAAAAGTATGAACATATGAAAAAACTAAAAAAGTTTGATGTTGATACAATACTAGATGGTGATAAGATAGTTCAGACAATGCACTGTTTGAGACTGGCATGGACTTACTTCCCACATTTTTGGGAAGTTAGATGTGGCAGTGCAAAGATGTCTCCTATGGAAATATTTTTAGATGATGATAAGTTGAAATCAACAATACGAAAAACTTGGAACTTTGAGTTAAAACATTACAAGGGAGAAGAGGGTAGAGAGAAGAACAAATTTCATGAGAATAGATTTAGACAGTCTTTGAAAATTTACTCGGGTACACAGGCTGTATCTAACTTCAGACCTACAGCAGCTAAACTAATCTATGAGAAGTTTGGTGGTGATACTATTTGGGATATGTCATGCGGATGGGGTGGTAGGTTACTTGGATTCTTATCAGCTAAAAATACAAAACATTACATAGGTACAGAACCATCTACTAAAACATATGATGGACTTCTAAAGATGAAGAAAGATTTTTCGTATTTAGGAAAACAAGTTGATATTTATAAACTCGGTAGTGAGGAGTATACACCAAAGAAAGAATCACTCGATTTATGTTTTACTTCGCCACCCTACTTTGATACTGAAAAATATAGCTTGGAAAGTACACAAAGTTTTGTTAAATTCCCTACAGAAAATAAATGGATAAATGGTTTTTTGAAAAAGACCATTGAAAATTGTTATATTGGATTAAAAGAAAATAGGTATATGTTAATAAATATTGCAGACACACCTAAACATAAGTTTATAGAAAAAGAAACCATTCGTATTGCTAAAGAACTAGGATTTGTTCAAGAAGATACTTTACAATTAACGTTATCAAGTGTTATGGGTGCTGGTTATAAATACGAACCTATTTTTGTTTTTAGAAAGGAGAGTAAATGAGTGAAACATTAACCCAATTTGGTACATCGTTTCAATCTAAAATAGTAGCTTCACTAATGAGTGATATAAAATTCATTCAAACTATTAGTGATATATTAGAACCAGATATGTTTGATTCAGATTCAAATAAGTGGTTAGTCAAATCTATCAGAGATTACTTTTATGAATATAAGAAACAACCCACATTAGAAGTTGTAAAATATAAGATAGATGAAATAGATAATGATGTATTGAAATCTGGTGTAGTAGATAAACTACGTGATGTTTGGAAAAATATAGAAGCAACAGACTTAGAGTTTGTTCAATCAGAAACATTAGACTTTTGTAAGAATCAAACATTGAAGAGTGCTATCTTAGAGTCTGTTGATATGTTAGAAAATAAAAACTATGATGGTATAAAATCTCTCATAGATAATGCAATGAAGGCAGGTTCAGAAAGAGATTTAGGTCATGATTATATTCCATCGTTAGAGGTAAGATTATCAGAATCTGCTAGGATAACAGTTAAGACTCCGTGGGATGTTATCAATGATATAACAGATGGTGGTCTTGGTGCTGGTGAACTTGGTGTTGTGGTTGCTCCTGCTGGTATTGGTAAGTCTTGGACATTACAAGCTTTAGGTTCAGAAGTCGTCAGACAAGGTAAGACAGTAGTTCACTATACATTAGAATTAAATGAAAATTACGTTGGACTTAGATATGATTCTATCTTTAGTGGTGTAACAACTGGTAATATAAAGTACCACAAAGAAGACGTAGAGAAAAAATTACAATCTTTACCTGGTAAATTACTTATTAAGTATTTCCCAACAAAAGCAGCATCAGTAAATACAATAGGTGCTCATTTGAAACAAATAGAGTTAAGTGGTGTTGATATCGATATGGTTATTGTAGATTATGCTGACATTCTAATGCCTACAGGAAACTTCAAGGAGAAGAGACATGCAATTGGAACTATATATGAAGATTTACGTGGACTAGCTGGTGAGTTGGAAATTCCAATATGGACTGCTTCACAGGCTAATCGTTCAGCTCTTGAAGAAGATGTGATTGGTGCTGATAAAGTTTCTGAGGATTATNNTAAGGTNATGACNGCTGACTTTGTTATCAGTATGAGTCGTAAGGTAGANGATAAGATTGCNAACACAGGTAGGTTTCATGTAATAAAGAATAGATTTGGTATAGATGGTGTTACATACCCATCTACCATAAATACAAATATTGGTGTTGTAAAGATACATGAAGGTAGTAGTCAGTTTGGAAAAGAGACTCAAGGTAAGATGAATAATAGTGAAGAGTTTCTCAGAAAAGAATTAGCTAACAAATATAACGATATGGAAAAAAAAGTTGAAGGATTTGAATAAATAGTGAATTAGATTGAATATATATTATATTTATCTATGTTACGATAAAAGATTATAAAGGATTATATGGAAAAGTTTACGTTATCAGAAAATTTTATAAATAAGTTTAAAAGAAAAAAACCACCATTCGGCTTCAACGGATTAGGTGAGTTGGTTTATATGAGAACCTACTCAAGAATTAAAGAAGATGGAAAGAATGAGAGATGGTGGGAGACAGTTAGAAGAGTCGTAGAGGGAACATACTCTATGCAAAAGAATCACATTGATTCACATCAATTAGGGTGGAATCCGTGGCAAGCTCAAAAGTCAGCTCAAGATATGTATGAACGTATCTTTAATATGAAGTTCTTACCACCGGGTAGAGGACTTTGGGCTATGGGAACAGCCATAACCGAAGAAAAAGGTTTATACGCCGCCCTCAACAATTGTGCATTTGTATCAACATCAACAATCAAAGATGACTATGCTAAACCATTCTGTTTCCTCATGGATGCTAGTATGTTAGGAGTGGGTGTAGGATTCGATACAAAGGGTGCTGGCGAGATTATCGTAAAGGGTGTGGATAAAGGTCGTAACGAAACCTTATTTGAAATACCAGATACTCGTGAGGGTTGGGTTGAATCTCTACAAGTTCTTTTAGAAAGTCACTTTCATGGAACTGCTTTAATAAAGTTTGATTACACAAAGATACGACCAGCTGGTGCACCAATTGCAGGTTTTGGTGGAGTCAGTAGTGGTCATGAACCTCTAGAAGAAGTACATGGAGAAATTGTAAAAATATTAGAAAAAAATAGAAACGAACCAATTACAATTACTACAATTGTAGATATAATGAATCTTATCGGTAAATGTGTAGTGGCTGGTAATGTTCGTAGAACTGCTGAGATTGTATTTGGAGATCCACATGATGAAGAATATTTAGATTTGAAGAACTACGAAGTTAACCCACACAGAGAACAATATGGATGGACAAGTAATAATAGTATTTATGCCGAACTTGGGATGGATTATACTGATGTATGTAAACGAATTGTGGACAATGGTGAGCCTGGTT